GTCTTGTCAGCAGCTGCTGAACCTGCTTTTGCATCGATGATTTTATTCACAGCGCTCGCTGCCATTTGAGCGTCAGTGTATTTAAACCTCACTGTGTGGATGAACTCGCCGACTACTCCAAATACATCGGTGCCTGCTAGTCCTAAATATTTACCCATTGTTACTCTCCTTTTATTTTCCTGCTGTTAAAACTTTTGCAGTCTTTACAAATGCTTCTGGTACTGCCACAGTACAGTCAAATATGGCTGTCGCCCTGTACAGTACAGAGTTACTGGTAAATCCAGCAGCAGCAGATGCTTCCACCTTAATGTCATCGGCTAAATTAGCAACCATTTTTTTGAAATCTCCAAAGAAGATATCGCCAGCTGCTACATTGTCATCAAAAAGGATAGGATATCCAAATAATCTATCCATTTCAGGATTTAAGATAGGATATTTGTTGTCATCTCTGATTTTAGCCAAATGTACCCACATTGTTTGCCTGCTCATTAGGAATTTAGCTCTTTTGTGGTATCCACCTTTTAACAATCCGATTAAGGATATTAGTTCATTGGCTGTAGGGTTATTGTCTGCCCATTGGATAGCAGTAGACTTATCAGTCCAAGTTCTAGCATAGTCAACACCTTTAGGTTGAGATGAGCCTGTTCCATAAATCAATAAATCGCCAGCCTTAACTAAAATTGCTTCAGCTAATTTATCAACTAGCCACGCTTCAAAAGTATTGACTGACATCTTTTGAACTATAGCAGAGATGGATATCAGCTTCATTATTTCATAAGCATTCAAAGATACTGTGTCTAGTACATCAGCAGCAGCGCCTTGTACAGCGTTTTCTGTGTGCAATGTCGCAGCATTATTTACATTCTCTACTCCGAACTTAACCGCTCCTGGTACTCTCAAGAGTTCAACTTCTGTTAGTAAAGGTGCGATTTCTTTTAGTTTATTAAAAATCTTATCGGAAGTGCTTTGAGCCATTACTCCCGCTACATCAGTAGAAGCCATTTCATTCGCTCTTTGCTCAACTTCGGTTAAAGGCTTTCCCTGAAGCGTTTTCAAAAAGGCGTTCCTGTATTCCTGTGTGCTTCTCACTTCAATTGGTGTCATTCCATCAAAGTTCATTTTTGTTTCTCCTCTAGTTTCAATTATTTGTGGTACAACTGCACCTGCTTCCAAAGCAAGTATTTTGTTTTTTCTTTCTTCTAAGGTTTCCAGTTCTGCTTTTCTGTCAAGCAAGCCCTGCCTTCTTTCTGCAGCGACTTCCACATCTTCAATTTTCGTTGCTTTTCTAACCTGTTCATCAAGTGTGTCCAACTCCTTTGTCACTTGCTCAAGGTTCATATCTTCTAAATTCATTTCTTACCTCCAAAATAAAAATATTTCGCTTTTGCTATCTCCAGCTTTCTTTTTTGGACAAGTCTTTCCGCCTCTTTTTCTTTGCTTTCCGCATTGAAAAATCTCCTCGCAGAAATTGAAGTAGCATCATAGCTCGGTATATCAACTGCACTTACATCGTACAGTTTGTCTATTTTTGTTATTGTTCTTATTTCTACATTTCTTTCTTCAGTGCTTTCTATTTCTTCCATTTTGCTTTCTTTGACTGTAAAAGCAAAACTCATGCGGTCAATTAATCCGCTTGAAATGTCATTATAAAGTTCCTCATGACCTCTATCATTTTTTCTTAATTCTGCTTTCATTTTAAGGTTCTTAGAGGTCACTTCTAGGCTCAAGGAGTTATTTCTAGTTCTGGCAAAAACTCTGCCACCATGGTTGTAATTAAAGATAACATCGCTCATGTCTGCTTCATCAAAAGCCTTTGCATCTATTTTTTCCCTGAACTCCCAGTACTTACCTTTGTACAAAACAGCCTCTACATCAAACACGCAAGGAACTCCTTCAACGGTAAGGCTCTCGCTTCCATCTTCGTTTTTTCTGACTTCTACATTGGTGAGTTTAAAATCTCTAAACTCTACTCCTTTGTTTTCCATAAGTCGTTCTATGTTCTCAATCTCAATCGGTTTCTTTCTCATCTGTTTCACCTTCTTCAACTCCTTGTATCTCGTCTAAATTGTCAATGTCTGCATATTCTTTTCTCACTAATCGCTTGTCACCACCCTCAACGGGACTCATGTTTAATATTGCTCGATATTCATTAATTGACAGCACTCCTCTATCAATTAAGGACACCATCCCTAGTTTCACATTGGCAGATGCATACTGAAGTTTTTGGCTTTCATAAACGATTACATTGTTAAAATCTCTTTCTCTTTGGGTGAAGATTTTATTAGTCAACTCATATCCAAAAGCAATCAGCACAGGTTCAATCTCTGCCTCATAAAGAGCATCGTATTCATCAGGCGTTAATTTTGACAATATAGCCTCTTCACTCACTCCAAAATATCTGTATATATTTAGTCGCAACTCTTCAAGTGTCTTGCTGTCGGCTATGGTGGGCTCCATTTTCACTTCTTTAAAATCCTCTGAAGCATCCATGTAGCCTATCCCGCTACTACCAAAATTTGTCATATAGTCTTCCATGAAAGCATCTCTTGCCTTTTTCTTATCCTCTGGACTTAAGATTGCTTTTGTAGATTTAATTATCCCTCTTAGGTTAGCAGTAGATTTTATAGCGTTAGAAATCCCTTGATTTGCAGTTTCTAAAACATTTATGCTTTTTAAAATTGCATCATTGTTATCTCCAAAAAAGTTGGATTTATTATAATCTTTTCTTAAGACTGCCAAATCTTCCCAAGCATAGTATCTCGCTCCGCCTGCAAATTGGAATTTAATAAAAATCTCATCACCATGGGTAACCGCCTCATATGTCGCATTAGGCAACGGATACAGTCCTTGGCAATTTCCTTTGTCATCTCGTTGAATGTATATAAAGACTGTATTGTATATTTCTAACTGGGTTCTTATCTTATACAAAAAGTCTTTTCCGTTCATATAAATATTAGGTCTGTACTCCAATAGCCTTTGCAGTCGCTTGTCTACTATCTTCCCATCTCGCAGCACTTTTGGAGTAGCCTTTGAGGTGTAACTAGCCAAAGTTCTGATACAGGCCCTTATTAATTCATTGGCGTATATGTCCGCACCAAAGCTTGAAAAGATAGCATTGTATCCGCCAAGTTCTCTAATTCTCGTATATTCACTTTTCCTTTTGAATATTCTGTTGAAAAATCCCATTATCTCAAATACCTCATATATTCCTCGTAGTGTCTGTCAAGACCTACCCATCCATTTAGCAAGGCCACCATGCCATCTATCCTTAATCGCTCAGCCACCTTTACAGGTTGGATGCTTTGTATCCCATCCCGGTTCAAAGTTTTAACACCTGTGTTCAACAAGCACCATCTCAGTATTGGGTTATTTTGATATATTACTTTTTTTTCTGTTAGTGCTGCACCTAAATTTTTCATCGGATAAGTCCAAGTGAAAGGTCCTTGCGCTATTTTTTCCATATCAAAGTCATTCTGTTCCATTTGCGGCACCCAATAGCCTGATAAGGCTCTGTCATAAAATACCCATAAAGGCCTAATGTCCCATGTTTCAACCAACCATTTAAAATATTCTGTAACCGCATTGTAGTCCACAGAAGCACCAGGACAAATCTCAAGCCATCCTTGCTCCGCCCATAACTTATACGGGGCCTCCCTCGCTGATGTTTCTTCTACTAAGTCAACTCTAGACTGTGGCAGAAAGTATCTTTGCAAGACATAGGTTTTGTCATCATTGGGTTTTCTTATCAGCACTCCAGCACAGGTTAGGTCTATAGTTGAAGACAGGTCACAAAAGCCTATTGCGTAAGAACTTCTTAGATATTCCATGTCGACAACCTCTTCGTTTACTATATCCGCATAGGTCAACCATCTCTTTGATGAGTTCTCTGGGATGTTGAAGTCTTTGACTAAAAGTGTAGGTAAGAAAGACGGATCTCTTTTCGCTCTGTCCACATTCTCAGATAGGGCTTGGAATGATTTGATAGTGTGTAGGCCTGGATTTGCCTTTTCCCACATTTCAGAATTAGTCCACTCGTCCCGATTATCTAGTTCATAAATTAAAGGCAACATCCTGTAATCCTCAAAGCCTTCCTCCCACATGGCCACACTAGAAGCGTAACGATATTTATCATCAAAAAAGCCTTCTCTTACAAATCCATTGGTAGATATTAACCATGCCATAGGTTGTTCCCTTGAACTCATGGACTGCCACATGACATCAAAGATATCTGATGTCCTCGCCTCATGCCACTCATCCAAAGAAAAGAAGTGAGCATTCATTCCATCCATGGTTTTGGTTTCACTGCTCAAGGCCTTATAAATAGACATGGTAGACTGAAAGAAAATATCAGATTGTCTTTTGGTGGTTAGTTTTGAGATGTCTGGACTTTGAAATCTCATGTTTACCGCTTCGTCGAAAATTATCTTTGCTTGGTCTAATTTGTTTGCACAGGCATATACTTCCGCTCCAGCCTCACCATCTGCCATAAGCATATACATCGATACACCAGCGGTCTCGGTAGATTTTCCAGTCTTTCTTGCTCGGATGTCCACCACTTCCCTAAAACGCCTCAAACCTGTTTCTTTTTCAAGCCAACCAAAAGCTAGTTGTATTTTTGCTTTCTGAAAGAGGTCTAGTTCTATTCGCTTACCCGCCCATCTGCCTTTTGAGTGTCGGCAAAAGGTTTCAATAAACTCTATCGGTCTTAATCCAGCTTCAATATCAAAATAATAAGGAAACTCAACTGGAGGTTTCTTCATCCAATCGCATTCCCTTTCATACACAGCCTTAACTTTTGTCGATACAACAGTTTTGCCTTTCAATATTTTGTTTAAGTAAAGTTGTGGATAATTCATTTCCCTTTCAAGAATTTCAGCAACGCACTATCGGTCGCTCCATCATCTTTGAACTCCTTTATTATTCGCATTAAAGTCTTTACAGTTCCATCAGCGTTTCTTGCGGTTGTGTTATATTGTGCCATCGCCGGATGCACATATATATTCTTCCGACCTTTTACATATTCCTTTTCCACTGTGTAACCATCTTCTTTCATCTGTGCTTTTAACTTATCCATCATCTTTATTAAAGTCAGATATCTTTCAAAGGTGGTTACAAAGAAGAAATTTTTCTGCACCCCATCCTGTGAGGCTAATTCCAATATCTCATCCGCTTGTTTCATCAAGTCTTTCGATAATAATTTACCTTTACTCATCTTTTCCAAAGTCCTTCCATGTTTCCAAAAATGTTTTGATATTGGCAGTCAGTCAAACAAGGGTTCGGGTCTTGATTGACAATTAATATCATTTCTCTAAATCGACTAGGGGGACTACCTGTCCATCCACAAACACATACTCTTCATCCACATCTATGCTCTTATTAGTTATCTTGCTGTGGCATTCTTTACACAGTGTGGCTAAGTTGTCTGGGTTCATTGATATGCTCATGTCATCTATATTATCCTCCGTTAGTTCTATGATGTGATGCACTTCATTCCCGGTCATTCCGCAGTCCCTGCATGTGTACATGTCCCTGCTTAGTATTATCTTCCTAAAGTTCCGCCATCTTCGTGACTGAAGGAACCTCTGCCTTTCTGTTCTCATATCATGCAAAAAAGGCACTTTAATAGCACCTTCTTCCTCCTACTAGATATTTTACTACAATTTGCATTAATTGTAAATAGTTATTTTC